TAATGTTTTAGTTTTACCAGACATAACTAAAACAGCTGTAGATAACAATGACGTTGATCCAGATGAACTACATAGATTGTTTTACGTTGCCGTTACAAGAGCAAAACAAGAATTACATATTTTAGAACCAAGAAACTATGAAAGGGCCTATATACTTTAATGCCTTACAAAAACAAAGAAGACCGTAGAAAACAAAACATTAAGTATTTAAATACTGAAAATGGTTTTTTAGTTTCAAAATGGAATGACCTTAAAAAAAGAAAAGGTAAAGTGCAGTCGTTAACAAACGATATAACACGTGAAGAGTTTTTTGAGTTATGGGAAAAACATAAGAAAAAATATGGTTGGAATTGCTACTATACAGGCAAACCTTTTCGCATAGATAGAAAACTTGCTGTTAAAGGAGCAAATAAAAGACATTCAGCACCACCAGATTTATTGTCTGTTGATAGGTTTGACTCTGATGTTGGGTACACAAAAAATAATATTGTTTTTTGTCGTTGGGATTTTAACGATAGGAAAAGTAACATCAGCGTTGAAGATTGCAAAATTATTATAGAAAAATATATTGAAAGACAAAAACGTTCAGAACGAAGGATGTATTCTTCAGGAGGGTTAGTACAATGAAATCATTAAAAAAACAAATCGGGGGCAGTCATTACAACCATTATAAAATACAACCAGCAGAATTCATCAATAAAAACAATTTGTTATTTGCTGAAGGAAATGCTATAAAGTATATTATGAGACACCCGCATAAGGGAAGCGGTAAACAAGATCTAGAGAAGGCGATACATTACATAGAAATGATTATCGAAAGAGATTATAGTTGAGAAAAATACAGCCTCCGTTATTTGCACCAGATACTGATTGGGTGCCACCAACATCTTTACCAGATTTAACTGGCCACAAAGAAATTGCAATCGATTTAGAAACAAGAGATCCTAATCTATTAAAGATGGGATCAGGTTCTGTACGTGGTGATGGAGAGATAGTTGGAATAGCTGTAGCTGTTGAAGGTTGGAAAGCATATTTTCCTATAGCGCATGAAGACAACAGAGGTTGTCTTGATAAGAAAGTAGTTATGAGATGGTTTCAAAAACTATTAAACACAGACTCGGATAAAATATTTCACAATGCAATGTATGATGTATCTTGGATACGCTCCGCAGGTCTAACTATTAATGGTAGAATCTATGACACAATGATAGCGGCAAGTTTAGTCGATGAGAATCGTTGGGGTTTTACATTAGATGGTCTAGCAAAACAATATACAGGTATAGGTAAAAACGAAAAGCTATTACAAGAAGCAGCAAAAGCCTGGGGTGTAAATCCTAAGTCTGAGATGTGGAGAATGCCAGCAATGTATGTTGGTGAGTATGCAGAACAGGACGCTGAGTCTACTTTAAAATTGTGGCAAGCAATGAAACATGAATTAACACAGCAAGATCTATGGCAAATATTTAATATGGAAACTGATTTGTTTCCTGCACTAGTTGACATGAAATTTAGAGGAGTAAGAGTTGACTTGGACAAGGCTGCTGCACTTAGAAAGTCTTTAGAGTCTTCTGAAAAAGCAATTAGAAAAGACATGATAGGTTTAGTTGGTTTTGATATAGAGATATGGTCTGCAGCTTCTGTAGCTAAAGCGTTTGATGAATTAAAGATTAGTTACGAAAGAACTAAAGAAGGTAATCCTACATTTACAAAAAACTTTTTAAAAGAACACCCGCACGAACTACCAGGAATGATTGTTAATTGTCGTGAGTTAAATAAAATGAATACAACTTTTATTGAGACAATATTAAAGCATGAACACAAAGGTAGAATACATAGTGATATAAATCAGATTAGGTCTGATGATGGGGGTACTGTAACCGGTCGTTTTAGTTACAGTAATCCCAATCTTCAACAGATACCTGCAAGACATAAAACATTAGGGCCATTGATACGTGGTATATTTATTCCAGAAGAGAAAACACACTGGGGCTGCTTTGACTACAGTCAACAAGAGCCTAGAATACTAGTACACTACGCACACATATTAGGTTTAGAAGGCTCAAGAACGATCGTAGATGCATATAACAAAGGCGAAGCAGACTTTCACCAGATGATTGCTGAGATGGCTGGTATTGAACGTAAGCAGGCTAAAACAATTAACCTTGGTATCATGTATGGTATGGGTAAAAACAAATTAATGTCGGAACTAGGATTAATGATAGACGAGGCTGAAGAGTTGATAAAAAATTATCACTCTAATGC